AGACAAAAAAGATTGTTCTGTTTTTAAGATTAGCTCACTTTTTTCTTGAACTTGTCACATACGTCACGGTTAAGAAAGCGGCTGGAAGTGAAAAATGGACAACGGCACATGAAGAACTCACCTCTCAAGTTCTTCTCATGTCGGTCATACGAATGCACACAATCCTTGCAATGGTATGAGGATATGTTAGAGGGTATCATCTTTTTTGACATGGCGTTATTCTTCAATTCTATCAGGTGCCGGCATTTCCAGCAGCCTGATAGCCTTAATCGTTTTTCTACCTTCCAAGATAGCTTTGCATAATCTATGGTATCCGTCTGCTATTTGTCCTACTTCATCCAATATTATAGGGTGGTTTAAAGAACAATCACGAACACGTTTGCATTGAAAGATGAAGCTATGAAGCTGACTGCACTCAAATGGTTCAACAGTCAGGTCTATATTCCACAATGGCATATCACGTACAGGGTATTCCTTTGCTTTCGCGAAATTATAAAGTGTTTGAGCATTCCATATCTTATTGCCTCTGTGGTATTCACTTTCAGCGAAAGTCATATTATCTATTGGTACTTTCATGTTATTTACTTATTTAGCAAGGTGCGCCAACGTTACAGACATCCAACGCACCCGTTACATTTTCTACACGTGGCAGATAGGCTATTGAACAATCTCCCAATCATCGGCAAACACATCGCTAATAGACGGAACCCATGAATCAGCACGCCCGGTGTTCTCGTTGTAAATAAGGCATTGACTCGTATAGTCAATGAAACCTTTGCCTTTCAGAATAAGGTCTTTTGCTGATTGCGGAAGAGATTGCATCTTGGGAATAACATCACTCTCTATATGAGCTGGAACCTGTTTGAATACCATTAATCCTTTCCCGTTCCAGCCCTTTCTACGGATAACGCCACCTTGTTTCAAAACGTCTATAGCATCACCGAAACAGATAGGAGTTTCTTCCTTGACTTCTCGATATGATTCTTCAAACAGTTTTTTGGGTGACCAACTTTCATAGCCATATTCAGTACGAGTGTGATATCCCAGTTTATAAGACTCATTCTTTTCTATTTCACTTTTTACTAAGCCTTTACTGCAAGCTTCACCCAATGTCATAGGTTCTGCCTCAATCTGTTTTGTTCCAATATACTTTTTCATATATCTGTAGTAATTTAATTATTCTCCAGGAGTATATGTACCGGTAATAGAGGCAGTGCTGTCATCGGTTAGAGTCGCTGTGCCGGTAATGACTGTACCTTTGATAGTCAAAGCTATTGATTTGATTTTTGCACCGGTATCGCCTTTGTCTCCTTTCGCTCCAGCAGCACCTTGTTCTCCTTTCTGCCCTTTGAGGTTCTTAAAAGCAAAATTCAGCTTGCCTTCTTTCATTGTTACATCCACAGAAGGTGTACCTACATTCGCATCAACGCTGGCGGTTGCCCCGGTTACGGATGAGCCATTACCACTCGCTTGAGGTAATACAATCATTTTAGCGGCAGTAACAGCGGTAGTACTGACAATGCGAATCATCATCCCGGCAGGTACACAAAGGTCGATTACCCGCTGATAGGGATCGTGAAGTGGAATCGCATCATAGGCACTTGGTTCCATTTCAGGCATGTGCCGGTAGATTTTTAGCGGTTCAACATTTCCGTTGTCTATTTGAATTACACAATTGCCTTCAGAGGCGAAATCTGCGACAAATACGCCTTCTTGTTCTTTAAATACAATATTTTTCATATTTCCCATATTTGTTATTTACTATTCGGCACCTTCAAACAAGTTGTTCATCCTTGCCTGTCGGTCCGCTTTGTCTTCTTTTTGAATCTGGTTTAATGTTCCTTTGGGATCATTGGAGTAACCTGCCATTTCGATGGATTCAAGCTGGCTGAATATCGCTTTGCCTCCATTCCCTTTCATACATCTGTTAATCAGCGCGTCCTCATCATTCTGAATAAACGGAGTAATGACATGCTCAACTTCTATATTGTCAATCTCATCAGCCCATGAAGTATTCATCATTTTCAGAAATTCTTTGATGACATTACACTCCCGTTCAAAGAACTCTATCCAGGCACCTGACTCATCCCCGATTTTCAGATGGGCGTCAGACAATATCATTTGTCTGGCATCAAAACCTATGTTACCAAGACTTTTCATGTTTTCGAAAGATAGGTCTGGCATCTGGGCCTGCATGAAGAAAAGCTTGAGCAATGTATCCACATGATATTTCAGGGCTTCTATGGCCTGGGTCCATGAAACATAAGCTATGTCACCGCCATTCTTTAGACGGAACAATCTGCGGGCCTCTCCCTTGTCCTCGTCACCGACAAGTTCGCCTGTCACTTTCAGTAAGGGTGCGGAATTGTAGGCTATCACGTCTGAGTTACGGGAGAGCGTGTATTCAATTTCCTCACGGATATGCTCTAGTCCATGAAAAATAGGAGCGGGGCGGTATGCATAAGCTCCGGGAATCTTTTTGAGGATAATCCTGCTGGCTTCCCCCTGTTGTTTCCACTTGTAATGACGGTCAGCGGTATATGTCTCAAAGAAAGGGACCTCCTTATCCTTTATCTTCTTCTTATATTCGAAGGACATGGCGATCATGTCTCCCCACTCGTCAAACAAGGGATATAATCTAACCCCGTCCATCGGCGAGTATGTCTTGCATTTCAGCTTATACTTGCTGTTGAATCCGTATAGTGTGTTGGGTCTCTCTACCACATACCAGATGGTGAAAATTTCACAGGATGCAAAATAGGCATTGCCACGTCTGATGTTTTCAGAATCTATACGGGCATATTTATAGATTGCTTCAATAGCTTTGGTTATCTGCTGACGTTTTTCATTTTCTTCCGTATTATGGTAGACACGTCTGACGGGAATAGCGAAAGCGAATTCCGTAATACGTTTCACAAGTAGTTTCTCCAGGCCAAGATGAATACGCGAAGCCGGCTCGACTCTTCCATCAGATTTTATTTTGTCTTTACGAGAAAATTTATCAGTTACAATTTTATGTCTGGAAGGATCGTAATCTTTCAGCGACTTGCTCCATTCCGGCACATCCACTGATTTTTCTTTCAAATCACTGATAATGTCAGAAACAGGTCTTGTACTGTCAAGGATTGTGGTAATTTCGTCCATTGTTATACTGTTGTGTGGTGCAGCTTCGCACCGCTTGTTTTTTATTTGGATAGGAATTTATTCACGAAATGTACTTGTCCTTTGCCGGTTACTTTGGTCGTGGTCGTGACAAGCATGGTACCATCCGGCTTGTTGATGGTGGTTTGCTTCAGCTCAAAAAGTCCCAATTTCATAGATTTCTGCGTCGGCTGATTGTAGTAGTCACCCTTTTGACAAAGATAACCATTCTCGCGCATCCAGCTAAACAAACGGTTCTGACCGATATTCACCCCATTTTGTTGTAATATTTTAGCCAGTTCAGCAATTAAACAAGAGCGATGTGAAGTTGAGACAGCATCAGCAAAAAGGACTTTAGGAGCATCTTTTTGGATCTTCCGCTCAGCCTCTATAAGACGCTGTTCTTTTCGTTTCAGTGTTTCTTGTGCCACAATAAGCGCACGTGCCATGATTTCTTCTGGAGTGTCGTCCATTTTGGTAGCGATGTAGCCACCTGTCTTACGGATACATGGCAACACTTCGCTTGTTACCCATTTGCGGAACTTTTTAGCTTCAGGCTTACGACTATCCAATATTGTATCATACAAACCATCCTCATCAACAAAATTTGCCTGTTGGATTCCACCGGCTGTTTCAAGGGGATACTTTGAAAGTACATCCTTATCTAATCTTTGCGCTACCTTACTGGGAATCAAATCCAAAATCTGGCATACATCTGCTAAGCAAAAGAAAGGTTCGTTATTCTCACTCATTGCAATTCTTACCTTTCCGAATTGCTCATTCTCAAAAATTTTAATTGTGTTCATAATGTAGTTCCGTACTCCTTCATACGGTGGTTAGTTACACATAATACTGCTCCAAAAAGAAACCGGATAATACAATACGCACTACCCGGTAACGTGAAGGAGCACGTTAGCACCAAATGCTATGT